TGATGAAGAAAAACTTGGAACCGAACGTTTTGCTTTGCTGTATTCTGCACTTTCCGCTTTGTTCTTTTCTTCTATTGCCTTTATTACTTGTTGAATATAGAATCTTCTCAAGTGTATTGGGAGACAATAAACCTCATCCCATGTAAAACCACCTTTTCCATGATAACATAAAGAGAATATCTCCTCATGTAATCCTAGTTTATAATCAGTTCCCAGGCCAAAAAAAGGAAACATCCATTGGGATGTCCATCTCCTTTACCTCTCCTGTTGTTTCTGAAACAAATGTAAAGGTCATGTCAAGGTCTGGTGTTATTTGCTTCATATACGAACGTAGTGCTCGAGAATCGAGTGCAAATAGTTCATTATCAACAAAATTATTTACGGTAGCACGACCTGATTCACCATCAACTGCAATTATCAGATTTTTCAAACGAGTTGTTAGTTCTCTATCAATACCTGTACGAACAGTTGTTTTGTTCATACCTTTTATTTCCGTCTGTATTTGTTTGTCCAAACTATGAGTCATAAGTCTAAAAGTGACAACCCGTCTTGACTGTGGTAGTTCGAAATCGAATTCGTTCTTACGTTGCTCGAATAGAGAATAATCCACCTCCTTGTGCTCTATTTGAGTCAAATCAATTGTAACTTTTTGTTTTGTACCAGGTGAAAACGGGTCGTCAACTTCAACTACATAATCTTTTCCATATCCTAAAATTCTAGCTGCAACCATGATTGCATTTTTATCGCCAACAAATAAATCACCATAATTGATTGGTGTAACAATAAGCGACTCGAATAACTTATCCAAAACAACGCCTTGCTTGATAAGATTCTGTGAAGTCAAAATATCTTCTTCTTTTGCAGTCATATACTTCATTTCAATCGTACCCTCGGCAAGAGGATGGTCTTCTGAATATAAAAGACCCTTTGACGGGAGTGGAATTATTTCCGTTGGGAAATTCGATTTCTTGACTGATGTTTGTTTGAAGTCCGCCATCAAATGGGCTTTGAGTTCTTCGTCGGACATCTCCGCTCCAGTTTTTGGAAGATTATATCCGGTTGATACTTGTGCCATAACTAAATCCTATAACTAAATGAAACAATATTGTTCGTATAAATAAATATGGGTATCTCAGAAAAAATCCAAGATACCCATGAAATTTTATGTTCAACGATTAGAACTGGAGGATTGCGTAATCATAAGCAAGTGTGAGAGAGATTTCAACGAAGTTATCCGTTGACCAATCCATATCACCAAATGTTGTTGCTGTAATGAAAGCACCCTTCAAAGTCCATTCTTCAACCTTGTCACCAACTGGGCCAAGAACGTTGAATGTGATGTCCTTCTTATAGAAGTCAGAATAACCATCACGACCTGTTACAGACTCGTGTGATAGACGAACCCACTCCATGACTGCCTGTGCAGCTGATGGTACAATCGGGTCATATAGCTTGATAGTCACGTCCTGCCATTCACCCTTACCTTTTACCTTACGCTTGACATTGATGTGGTCAAGTGTGATTGGGTTGAAGTTGATGTTTGGTCTACCTGCACCTTTGATGAGGTATGCTGGGACGCCTTCAATATACATGATAAACCGGTTGGCAAGTTTCGGTTCATACGGGGTAAAAAATATTTCGGTAGGATCGAGTAGTTCAGCCATTTATTTCTCCAAGTTATAAAATCTCTTTCATATAAATATAGATGACTTTAGAAAAAATTGGGGGAGTATTTTTCAACTCCCCCGATTATTTCAATTAGGCACCTGGGAATGCTGCACCTGTTGATTGAATGTTGAAGTCAAGAATAATGAATTCAGCAGTTCTAGCAGGTTGTAGATACAACTGACCATAAAGAATGTTACGGTCGATGATGTCAGGTGTGTTGTTCGACTCATCCATGATAACGCGGAAGGCATAAAGACCTTGACGTTGTTGGATTGACTCAAGATATGGAGTAACAATGTTCAGGAATCGTGTACGTGTTTGTGTTGTGTTTTGTTCGAACACAAGGTAACGTGTAGCAGATGCGATGAACTTCTTAGCTGCAATCAAGAGACGACGAACGTTGATACGGTCAAGAGCAGATGGACGACCTTGAAGTGTCTTCTGACCCCATACACATACTCCTGTTGATGGGAATACTGCGATTGGGTTGATACGTGCTTCATAAAGGGTATCACGCTCAGCGTGTGTAAGACGTGTCTTCACTTCGATAACTTCTGTGAGACCACCACGATTCAGACCAGCTGGTGCGAACCATTCAGCAGCAACACGGTCGTTGAATGCAATAACACCAGGAAGAACAACTGAAGGTGGAACCCAAATTGGCTTGTTTCTATCGAAGTCAAGAATCTTAACCCACGGATAGTATGTTCCAACATAGTTAGAATCAAATCCTTCTGTTGTTGAAACAGCAGTATTGATGTTATCGTTGTAGCCAATCAAGTCCATCACATAGAAAGCATCACCACGGTCTTCACAAACATCCTTAGCGTATGTTGTGATTGGTGAGTGCAACGAGTGAACAACACCTGGTGTTACAATCATGTTGATGTCAAATTCATCAGGGTTAGATACCGCATCAATTGCCTTCTTATATGAAACATATCCATCAGCAGAAGTTGTTGATATATCGAATCCCTGTGTATTTGTGTTTAGAATGTATGTTCCGGTCTTCTTTTGGAGGTGTGGCTTGTGACCATCAAATCCGCCTTGGAATGGAATCATGAACTTACGTGTATCAAGAGCAGTGTTTACAGTAAGGTCGATTGACGAACTATATCCAGTTGCAGATGATGGGAAGTTTGCCCCAGCAGCTTGATTATAATCACCAAGATAGAAGTCTGCATTTGAACCAGTTGTCAAATATGAAGCAACAGGCAACGGACGTAAGAAGTTGAAGTTGTCTGTTGTATCGAAATCGTAGCTAAATCCAAAATATACTCTACGGTTATATGAACCACCTACTGTTTGGGCCGATACATATGTTGCTGCACTTGGTTGTGAGAATCCAACACTACCATCCGAACTAAGTGGGATTGGTGAGTAAGGTGCACGGAATCCAAAAGGAACAAGTGACGGAGAAATAGCAACGTTAGAAACAGCTTCAGTTGCCTCTACACGGATATACTTTGACTTGTTAGAATAATCACCATTTACAACAACCTTTCCTTCATCTGTAATTGTGATGTATCTATCACCAATTACTCTAGCGATATAACGTGGTGAATTAGGGTCAAGGTTACACTTGAATTGTTCTACCACATTTGGACGGAGATCATCATCTTCTGATGTAAATGGAGTTTGTGGGAGCTTTGATTGATCCACAAAACGAACTACAACATCAAAGTCACCATATTCAGAACCAGCGATTGTACCAGCTGGACGAACATTTGCAATACCAACCTTCACTTCATAATTAGAATGAATACCGTGTGAAAGTGTATGGAACTTGAAGAGGTCCGTTACAGCACCACCAATTTTTTGAGAAGTTATCCACGGAGTAGAAGCTTCGAGGTAATCATTAGTGAATTGCCATGGTGAAGCAGCAGAACCACTTTCCAATATAATTCTTGTAGTTGGGTCCGCGGCCAATGATGCTGAAGCAGCCCATTTGAAATTCACATAGTTATAAACTGCGTGTGTTCCATATGGATTGTATCCGTAAAGGTTTCCAATAAATGCAGTTGATTCAGGGTCAATTGATGAACTAAACGGTGTTCCGTTTTCACTAACAGCATTTCCTGTAAAAGCCGAGTTATCTGTTCCAAATGAACCAGAAACTCTAATGACAAATGAACCACTTGCATTTGAAGCAAGAGTAGATTTCTCAAACAATGCTGTAGCTTCAGTCGTTACAACAAAAGTAGGGTGTAGAAGAGAAATCAATCTCTTTCCATACGAACCAGTTGCAACCACGGCAAGTGGGTACAACAAGGAATAACCACCTGAACCGAGTACACGAACTATCGTTGCACTACCAGCATTATTCAGATAGCTTTTAGCAGTATATGGAAGATACGATTGCTCATATGTTCCACCAAAATGTGTTACGAAGTCATTATATCCTTGAACTACCGTAGGAACAAATGCCGGACCTTTCATTGTTGGTCCGATAAGTGCTGCACCAATCTGTGCAATTCCCTGTGGTAAGAACGAAAGATCCTTTTCTACCGTAAACACGCCAGGACTTACAATTCTTTCATTAGCCACTATTTATCTCCAAAAAATTGTGTAATTATCTCTACTATAAATATGAGTAAAAAAACTCAAACTTATTGAGCAGATGGTATAAATTTACCAGAATCTAAGTCAAGAACACCGTCACCGTACTTTTCATTCAAGGAAGCAACCAACTCTTTTTCTTGTTTTTGAAGTTCATCATAGGTTGAAAAAAGGTTTACTCGCATTTCTTCAATTTGAGATAATCTTCTTTTCAATAAGTGTAGTTCCACTTCTACTTGACCAATCTGTGCCGTGTTAGTTGCGTATCTTGATTGTAAATCTTTCACAGCTTGAATATCTTCGGCTTGAAATTCTTTTGATATATTGTCTGACATAAAAACCTCTTCTATTATTGTAAAACGTAACTATAGTAATAAATATCAATCATTTTCCGTAGGATACACATCTGGACTATTTCTCAATGATATTTCTGTGAGATCATTTAGCCTTCGTTGTAAGTCCAAGTATTTCTCGTATTCATCCGAGTTCATTCCACTATCAAATCTTGAATCATTTTGTCTTATTGCGGTTGATAAATTAGGATAAGATTCGGTACCGAATGTAACTCTATTTGGTCCAATAAATCTTTTTGTTGTAATATCAGTTCCGGCATTTTTTGGAAGTAAATAACCATGAACAGTTATTTGGAATGAACATCTCACCACCCTGTCTTGACCAGTTGTATTATTGTCCTCCATCGTGAAAGAGTCCACATTTGTAGAAAACTTCAGAGAATTTCTTTCACCAAAAGATTGACCAGTGAAATATACAAATTGTTCTACAATATAATTCAATTGATTTTGGTATTCACACCAAGCAATAAAATCATACGAAACATCGACGTAATCGGGTATTGGTGTTATAATATATTCCTGAACACTTCTATCGTTTACACCATATAGTGTAGAAAATTTGTCATATGGTGAGTTCTTATTATATTTTTGTTTTAGAACGTAACCAAGTTGATTTGTTGTAGCAACTTTATTCCGTCTCAACTCACTTTTCATATTCACACTTGAACGTCTAAATGTGATGAGTGGAACCAATGTTTTTCCTTTTTTATCTTTTAGATAACCGTTTCTTTGTATTGATGCCCATTTTTCAGAATTTGCATAAAGGGTTGGAACTACAATTGATTCACCGTTATCATCCACTCTGAGTAGCATTGAATTATCTATAAACGATTTTACTGCAAAATCTATATCATATAGAGTAATCCCTATTGATTTCGTTCTATCCTTGTCTCTACGAGTTTGAGTATGTCTTGATTTACCCAAATCAATCCGTGGACGTTCTTCAATATTTTTGTCATCTATAAAAGAATCTATGGTTCTTCGTACAGGTGGTTTACGATATGGCGATGAATTTTTTGGCATTATATGTTATCCGGTAAATTATTGTTTTCAGAAACTCTTGGAGCGGAACGAACTTCTTCAATATTGATACGAGAACGTCTTGTCAAGTGTGTATTGGCTATGATAGAAACATTGTGACCCCATCTTTCCGTTGCAAAAGAATAATCAGGATTCTTACCACCGAAGTATTGATTTTCTTGAATGGCATCTATTTCCCAGTATTCCCCATTATATTCTATTACGTCACCGACTTCAATATACGTTTCAACGTCTTTTAGAATTTCTCGAATAAATCCAAAATCACAAACCTGAGTATAGTCTTGTCCAAACTCTGTGCCTTCGAATGTCTGTGGTTGACGATTGATAAGCGACGGTATCTTTATTGGCTGATGATACACTTTTTTATCAGATTCATCATAGATATTTGTTTTTGTATTTTCTAATGAAAGTTTGTACAAAGCAACTTCGGTATCTATAATATCCACAATCAATTCGGTATTGAACTTGTGAACTAAAGAAGCATCTCGTTGTCCATGAAATAGTGGCATGGATTTATCCTATGTAAATTTTCAAAGGAGTTGCATTTAGTGAAACACCAAGTGCCTCTACCTCAAGTCGTTTTGCTTCAAGTAACTTGGAACGGGTCATCGTGTCCAACATTGTTCTAAGTTGTTCAACTAAAGCTTGTTTTTCCGTTGAAGCGGCACTTAGTAAGTCCGATGCATTTAGTGTTGTTTCACCGTTTGGAATTGGAATACTTCCATACTTACCACGAACATAACCCAACATTTCTTTTGCCAATGCAAGTCCGTAATTATAGATCCAACTGTGTCCAACCGAATTTATGTTTGAATATACCATGTAATCATATGGAGCATTAGACATATCGGAAACGAGCCCTGTTACACCAGAACCAGATATTGGTTGATATTTCAATGGGTTAGAACGTTCTTCTTTTACAATATACTCAATCCACAATTTGAAATCTCTGACAGGTCGTGGGAATATTCTAAGTTGATTGTTTATTAACTCAAAAGAATATGACGACTTTCTCATCAAATCATTGAACTCAATTGCCTGAATGCGAAGTAAGTCAGCATACATAGGCATCAACATAAAGGAAACACCTGTTGAATATGCACCGAAGCCGAACGTATCTAACATCGCCTGATTACCCAAGTATGGGTCATAGAAACGAATAGATGCTGGTGGAGCATAATGGTGAACTTTCTTTATCTCAATAGAACCTGTTGGTTTGTATACATCTCGTATTAGTGCATTTAGATCATAATTTTGACGATCATACTGTACATCAATAGAAGCCGAATAAAAATTCACATTACCGTTTGTAAACGTTTCAGAACCATATTCAGTTGCAAGTTGAATCAAACCACCCATGTTCGTAGATATATGTTCATGGGTCAAGTTGTTATTTGTGGGAGTACCCATTATACTCAATAGATTCTGTTGAATATTGAATTGATTCACATTGTAAGAATACTCATAAACTGCTTCTTCAAAACAAGCGTAAAAGTTTACGTCTTGTAATTCAATATCCACTATCGGATAACCCATTCTCTTAGCACACCAATCTGCAAATGCATCAATATCTGATCGAAATCTTGCATCAGAATCGAATGTTCCGAATGGTGTACTACCGGTTGTAAAACTTGAACTGCCAGGCCAGATAGGAATTTCTATCATTTATTTCTCTTATTTCTGTTCTTCAAAATAGTTCAATATATTGTCAACTATTGGATGGCGATGATTTGTTTTTAGTTCATACACACCAAGACCAGGAACAGAGTTGACCATATTAAATAAATATGGGAAACCAGAGTCTTTCTTGTTCTTTAGGTCTGTTTGTGTTACGTCACCACAGATTAACATCTTGGAATTTGTACCGAGACGGGAAAGAATCATCTCCATCTGTGACTTTGTTACGTTTTGGGCTTCATCAACAATAACACAAGCATTTACGAATGTTCTACCACGAAGGAATGAAATCGGTGCAATTTCAATTATGTTTTCGTTTATGAGTTTCTCAATCTTTGGTTTACCGTATAACATATACATATTTGCATGAATTGGAGCAACCCACGGATTCATCTTTTCTTTTATGTCACCGGGTAAGAATCCAATATCTTCATTGGAAACCGTCGGTCTTGTAATGATGATTCTTTCAACTTCACGATAGAAAAGATATTCAAGAGCAATTTGTGTTGCAAGAAGTGTTTTACCAGAACCAGCTTTACCCGTTAGAACAGAGATGGTATCTCTCAATATACTAGCTTTTACTTCTTTTTGTTCTACATTCAACGATAAGTTGAAATGTATCTTGTTTTTTATTTGTTTCCTCCCTTTCTTTATACCTGAAACTTCAATACCAGCAACTTCTTCTTCTATAATGTATTCTTCTGCATTTTCATTTATCATAAAAACTCCTACAATAATTTAGAAAGGGTTTCTCCTATAACTTTACCGTCTTGTTTCAGTTCCACAAAGGAACTTTCCATATTCTTAGCCTTATGTGTCCACTCAAATCCAACCATACCCATCAGTTCCATACCACGTACAATTGGATATACAACAGCAGACTTCGTTCCACGTTGCGTGAAGAAGGCTCTTGTTAGTATATCATCTATGTCTTCTATTGATGGAAATATACCACGTTCAGTTTGGACTGAATCAACTAAACTGGAATAGAGTGTTATTGGTAGATTTTGATATTCCTTGAACTCTGTACTCACACCCTCTTCAAGTGCTTCAAAGGTTGTTGAAAGTTTATTCATAGAACGTCCTGTTTTGAACTTACCACCGTTATGACGTTGAAGAATAAATGCACGTTGACATCCATACTCGTGTAGTTGTTGTTCAAGGATTGTTTGGACTAATTTTGATTGAGAAATTTCACGGGTAACTTTCTTGTGTTTATATTCACCGTACTTGTACTTGAGGAACCAAGACAAAAACACACCCAAGAGTGTGACAAGACTCGATATTCCGAGTTTTACAAGGTCTATGTAATCTGTGAATATGTCCATATGTTATAAATAGTCTTTCAAAACTAAAAAGGGTGAACGAATGTCCACCCTTTTCAGAATTATATTTTTTTTATATCACTGGATGAATACCAGTTTGCCTTCTTTCAATTTGAATGAACCTTTAGGTTTGTAACCAGCGGTTTGAACTTCTGGTTCTTCACCACCACCTCCACCTTGACCAGCTTTTTCGATTTTCCAATCCGTGTATGCTTTTCTGATAGAGACAATCAGATTGAACAATATAGTTCCAACTGTATAGACCAACAGAATCGTCTTTATGATTTTTATCACAGTGTCTGCTGTTGCTAGTATTGGTACGAGTGGTGGATAAAAAATCCCAGCTACCCATTTTGCCGCATCTGCAGTTCCGGGTGTAAATGTTTTGATGACTATTTCTAAAAGTTCAGCAACAATAAGTCCAAGCATAGGGAACTTATAAACACCCGGACCTCCTAAGAAATTAATACTTTTTGAAGCTGTCTCTAATAGTTCCGGACCTTTCTTTTGGGCGTATTCCTGTGCCGCTTTTGCTAATGGAATCAAGGCCCATTGAAACACCTGTACACACCAATGGACTGCCTTTTTTAACCACGAATTTCCTAAAGCATCTTCAAGGTGAGCTGCACCCGAACCACCTTCATTTAGTCTTTTCTGAGAAGAAATATACAATTCACGTAAAAAGTTTGGATTGCTGAACAGACGTGTTTTTGATTCTATAAGTTTTTTACGGGTCTGAATGCCCTCTTCTTGTTTTAGTTCTTCAAATCCTTTTTCCATTGCCTTTGGATCTACTGCTGGTGGCTCTTCTGGTTGTCCATTGCCCTTTACAACATCAGTTGCCCACTGGCCTTTTTCAACAACCTGTCCTCTCATTTGAGTTGCAACCCACTGGCCAGTTTCATAAGCATTAACAACTTCATTCGCAAATTTCTTTTCCTCTCCAATGTTGTCTAATTTATCAAGTACGGGAGCTGCTAGAGTCATTACTTCATCTTTTACAGAATTAACTTGATCCATAGCAAATTTCTTAGCTGAATCCAATCCTTTACGGAATCCGTCTTTCATTACTTCTACAAATGCCTCGGTCAATTCTTTGAATTCGCCCCAAATTGCCTTTACTTTATTCCAACCACCTGATAATGCTTCCTTTGCTTTGTTTCCTAATTTTTTCAAACCATCCCATATATCACCTAAAAATCCTTCGGAAAGAACCCGATTTGAATCAATGGATTCTACTACTTTATTTACAATCCCGTCGATGGTACTTATAGTCGATTCATTCAGCGATTTTGTATTTGATGCACCAAATAATACGTTTAGTGCGGTAGATTCGTTCACCGTAAAAAATCCAGATTTTAGCATGGCATTCATCGTAATCTCATCAACATTTGATTGAATTGATAATTGCCTACCAACTCGACCGCTGATTTTCTTTTCACTCATTACTTCGTTTAGCAAATACTTGAGTGATGTCATTTTTTGCCTGTCATTCATTGAAATATCTCCTTACAGTATACTAAGTTTTGTATACACATAAATATATCCTAATAAAAGAAAAAGGGAGTGATTTCTCACTCCCTTCTTCAATTTACTTCTATCTCAAAGATAGATTAGATGTCACCGAGGTCAGAAACTTGGATGAGACCATAGAATTCTGGACGGACAATCTTCTTAGCGTAGCGAGTCATTACACCCTTACGTGGTGTGAAGTTCGCTGGGTCATATACCAACGGTGTCATCACGAGTGGGATATAAGGAGCATACACTGCACCTGTTTCGAGGAATTGTGTTCCACGGAAACCGACGAGAATTTGATTCTCAAGCATATATGGGTTCTTATAAACTGTGATACGACCATTGAGTGAACCAACCTTCTGAACACCCATCGCAAACTTCATACCTTCACCGTCTACAGCATATCCAGGGATTGACTCAAGGATTGTTGCGACTTGTGGTGAACATACGAGGAAGTTAGCACCACCGCGAAGTGTCTTCTGGTGGATAACGTTTGATACCTTTTGGATCTTGGTACCAAGTGTTTGGAACCATGTCTGTTGGTTGAAAGCAGCTGCAGCAGCTTGGTTTGTTGCGTAGTCAGAGAAACCACTTGAAGCGGCATCATAAGCACGACCGATACGAGCTGACCATCTTTCTGTTGTCTGAGCGTTCTTGATAAGCATATCAAGGATTTCGAGATCAATTTCTTGTGAGATGTACTCAGAAAGCATTGATGTCAATTCTGCTTCAGCGTCGATTGAGTGGTAAGCGTTCAAGTCTTGAGCATATTCTGGTGTCCAGACTGCCTTCAACTTACGTGTCTTAGCCACGATTGACTCAGAACGAAGTTCAAGGTTGATTTCTGGGATACCAATGTCTGCACCTGATGATTGTTCTTCAAAGTCACCACGAGTTGTTGATGTTGGTTGCTTCTGATATGTCACGAATACGTTGCCTGTTGGAGCAGCAGCACCTGAAACAACAAATGTTACTTGTGTGTTTGCTGCGTTTGTAAATGTGAATTGTGGGAAGTAACCTGCAACATTTGAACCACTGATTCTGTAAGCACGAACTCCTTCGAAGTCAGGTGTTGAAAGTGATGCTGTTGAGAATGTTACTGTGAAGATATTGCCAGCGTTGAGAGCTGTAAGATATGCAGCTTCGAATTCTGTATCAAATTGATAAACAGACTTTGAAGATGTTGAAACTGAACCTGTTGTGAAAGCATCAGCTGCAAGTGATGTTGACTTTGTGATTGCTGTTGTTGTTGTATCGTTGACTGAATAGCCGAAACGTCCAGCACCGTAAAGACCGCCTGACGGGTCAGCATCCTTAGCACCGGTACCAGTTACACCGAATACAGAGTCAGCTTGTGAATCCTTACCAGCACCTGTTGTGAATCCAGGTTGTGCTGTTCCGTACTTAAAGTCAAGGAAGAACACGAGACCTGAAGGAAGGTTCATCGGTTGAACTGAAACGAAATCCTTTGCTGCGATTTCAGAGAAGATACGACGAACAAGTGGGAGAGCAACGCCAGCCCATTCTTCTGAACCAGCTGCTGTACCTGTACGTGATGATTCGTCGATAAGTTGCTTTGCTTGGTTCTCAAGAAGAACCGCGATTGAGTTCTTTTCGAACTCTGTCTTGATACCATCAAGAAGTCCTGTCTTTTCCCACTTCTTGATAGCGCCCTTGTTCTCATTCATAAGATTCTTATGAGCTGAGTTTGTAGAGCCTAAAATTGATTGAATACTCATTTATGTGTCTCCAATTTAAAAAGTTATAATAAACCTGCTAATTTCTTAAATCTATCTGCCACCTGATTTGATTCTGTGAGAATCTTCTTAGATGGACGTGTGCTTGCTTGTGGCTTACTTGCAAATGATTCCTTCAAAGATGATTTCTTTGTTGACTTTGGTGTCTTCATAGAACGACCCTTGAATGATTCAGCGAGTGTTGCATAAACCAACTTGACTTCACGCAAACTACCTGCACGATCAAAGTTTTCAATAACTGTGACCTTTTGTGACTCTGTTAAAGAGTATGAACGGAAAAGTTTGTTTGAGAACAAGAGCTTAGAGTTAAGAAGATTGACTTCGTTTAGCTTTTCACGTAAGAATTGGATGACCGCATAAGCTTCATTGACTTTTTCTTCCATTTCAGCTTTTTCTTCATCTTCACCTTCTTCCATTGCTGGTTCTTCATCTTCGCCTTCTTCCATTTCTGATTCTTCGTCTTCTTCACGAAGAGCACGAAGAATTTCCTTGATGTCAGCTTCTTCTTCATCACCTTCTTCTACTGCTGGCGCTTCTTCTTCCTCTTCTTCAACTAACTGCACAAGCTTTTCTTTCTTGTCTGTTGTGCTGTCATCTGAAGCATACTTGGAAGGTTGCTTGTTATCACCCTTTCCAATTTCTGATGAGTCGAGTTCTTCTTCGAGTTGACGGATGATTTCCATGAGGTCTTCATCAATCTCTTCGTCGTCACCTTCTTCCATTGGTGTCTCTTCGTCGTCACCTTCTTCCATTGGTGTCTCTTCGTCATCACCTTCTTCTACCGGCATTTCTTCTTCGGCTTCTTCCATTGCTGGTTCTTCGTCGTCGCCTTCTTCTACCGGCATTTCTTCGTCATCACCTTCTTCCATCGTTTCTTCACCTTCTTCGCCTTCCATATACCACTCATCTTCACCTTCTGTCATTTCTTCGTCTGACTCGGCTTCTTCTGAGAGTTTTGTTGCGATCATGGATTGAATACGTGGTTGGAAGGCTTCTTCGAGAGCAAGCTTAGCATTGGCAAGTGCCACTTCACGGACTGCCTTTGCATCTGCGATTGCTTCTTTCAGTAAATCTGTCATTGTAGTCTCCAACTAATTTCAGGGTTATTGATAACGCC